ATTCAAGGCAACGTAGGTGCTGCTGGTGCTGCAACAGTTACTCATACAGTTACTGTGCAATCAGTTTTAGGAAGCAATTACTACTTTATCGATGGTGTTCAAAACCCACAGTTAAAGTTACTACCAGGATTAACCTATGTATTTGATGTTTCTAACGACACAGTTGATAACCACCCATTTTACTTAACATCAACTCAAGACAACTCGACTTCTGCTTTAAACTCCAACGTCGGCGTTACGTACACTGTCGACGCTACCACGTACACTACTTACAATGCGTATGCGAGTGCTTGGAGTACTACAGCAACCAATCGTAAAATTACGGCTGTTGTCAGGTATGATTTCCCAACACCTGTGTACTACAGTTGTAATGTTCACCCAGGAATGGGAAATTCAATAACTCGACTATAACGACTTTAGGAGCAGTAAATGAAACGGCGCACTATTCGATTTATACCTACCTCGTGGTTTCCTTCCACCGTTCCAGTAAAACCTTCGCTTCCATCTCCAAAACCTGCATCAAAGTATGTCCCCGAGTGGTATGCAAAAAGTGAACGTTGGGTTGGAAACAACAACATGCCAGTAATCACAAACGGCAGTAATAACCCTGGATTAAAGTTATGTGTTCCGTTTTTAGATGGGTTGACTGCTGGATACATTCTTGAACTTCACACTGATATTGAAGTAAAAGTTATTTCTCCAACAGAGTCAGAGTTACACTGGATGAGTGTTCCAGAACCATTGAGTCAAAGAGATGCTCGTCTTGGAGAAAAAATCCCACGACCTGCAGGTCATCTTGAAACTCATTTTGCATGGGTTGGTCAATGGGGTATTTCTGTACCAAAGGGATACAGCGTTTTGTTAACGCATCCTTTCAATAGATTTGATTTGCCTTTTACCACTTTATCTGGAGTAATGGATAGTGACGCTTCTCATCCCTCTGGAAATATCCCTTTCTTTTTAAAAGCAAATTGGTCTGGTGTTATTGAGGCTGGAACTCCGATTGCTCAAGTAATCCCCTTTAAACGTGAGGCATGGAATCACGAAGTTGTAACTGACGAAAAGGCTATAAAAGAAACTGTTCAACAGTCGTTTGATAGTCGTCGAGTTTTGCAGGGGTATTACAAAAAGAACCACTGGACACGTAAGGTGTGGGAATGAAAATAGCGGTTTATACAATCGCTTTAAATGAAGAGCAATTTGTAAAGCGGTGGTATGAATCTGCAAAAGAAGCAGACTACATTCTTTTGGCTGATACAGGCTCTACTGATGGCACTAAAGAAGTTGCACGTAGCCTTGGAATAAATGTAGTTGAAGTTTCAATTAAACCTTGGCGATTTGATGATGCTCGCAACGCTTCTTTAGCCCATATTCCTTTAGACATTGACTACTGCATTGCTTTAGATGTCGACGAAGTATTAGCCCCAGGCTGGAGACAGCATCTTGAACAGACCCCTAAAGAAGTTACAAGACCACGATATAAGTACACCTGGTCCTGGAACGATGATGGGTCCGAGGGCCTTGTCTATGGCGGAGATAAAATCCATGCTCGTCAAGGCTACCGATGGAAGCACCCAGTACACGAAGTACTAAACAGTTATCTTATCCCAGAGGTTCAGGGTTGGATTGGGTTAGAGATTCACCATCACCCTGATAACTCTAAGTCTCGTGGTCAGTACTTTCCTATGCTAGAGATGGCAACAGCCGAGGACCCAGAGGATGATAGAAACGCTCATTATTTAGGACGTGAGTATTACTTCCACGGTATGTGCGACAAGGCTAAAGAAGAACTAGAACGACATCTTTCTTTAAAGAGAGCACTTTGGAAACCAGAGCGTGCTGCTTCTATGCGTTACATCGCTAAATGTTCTCAAGGAGCAGAGCGAGAAGAATGGTTTAAGAAGGCTGCAGTTGAATGCCCAGAAGGACGGGAACCTTGGGTTGATTTGGCTGAGTACTACTACGAAAACGAGATGTGGAAAGAGTGCTATCAGTCTGCTCTACGAGCACTTGAGATTAAAGAAAAGCCTCTTCAGTATTTGAATGACCCAAAAGCATGGAGTTCTTTTCCATACGACTTAGCAGCATTGGCTGCTCATCACTTAGGTTATAGGGAAGAAGCCCTGACTTTTGGTCAAGAAGCAGTTAACCTTAATCCTACAGATTCCCGACTACAAAAGAATCTTGAGTTCTATAAGGAGCCCTGATGCGAGGCAGTAGGATGCAAGGCCGTTTCAACATGGACTTCGAACAGAAGCGAATGTATGAAGCAATCAAAGAAGACCTACAGCACCCTGTTGGGGTAGACGTAGATTGGTTTCGTTGGCAAGGCTACTACCTTGATGAGAACGTAACCACAATGGTTGACGACATCTACGACGTATCCAGTGCTACGCCTGGAGAAGGTCGTCGTTGGATGCTCCCATTTAACATGCCTTGTGTTACCGCACAACTTGTTCGCGGTAGCAACGAAATGAACGAACGCGGTTTCTACGTCGTAGATACTCTTCGTATTGTCCTTAATGTTGGAGATGTACAGCGTCTTGTTCCAGAGATGCTAGTAAACCCTGACAACCACATCAGAGACCGTATCCTTTACCGAGGAAACGTCTTTACCCCATCTCGCGTTTTGCCTCGTGGTCACTTTGGCTACAACTGGGCCGTTGTTACCATCGAATGCACTGAGGTCAATTCAGACGAGTTGGTTAACGACCCACAGTTTAAGCAATACGCACTATCAGCAAAGGAAATTCAATGAACGCATCGCAAAAAGAAGCAGCAATTGCTGTTTTAAAAGAAGAACTTGCACAAGCAAACACTCGTAATTTTGATGAGCGTATGCAGGAACGTCTTCAGCAAGCCATAGAAGAACTTGAACGTACAGAAACAACAGAAGAAGAGACTCCAGCAGAGTAATCATGGCTGACAAGGACAAAAAGAAGGCAACTCCAGAAAAGCCAGTCACTCTTGCTATTGGCGTACCTGGAAAAAAGGCTCACGTAACTCACAAGGTTTCAAAGAACAAAAAGGGCGATGTCGTAGTTGAACACACTAACGTCAAGTTGGGAAAGTACGACAAGATTAACCTCACCCAAAAGGCTGGGGTTAAGAACATCAAGCAAGGTGTTAAGGCAGTACAGTCTTATCACAAGCAAAATTCCCATAGAAAGCAGGGCAGGTAATGGCAAAAGACAATAACCCATGTTGGGACGGATACGTTCAAGTGGGGTTTAAAAACAAGAACGGCAAGAAAGTACCAAACTGCGTTCCCGAAGGTTCAGGCAAAAAGAAAGTATCCAAACCAAAGAAAGTAGGTAAGAAGTAATGTGCGCTACATGTGGATGTATGGCTAAAAAGGGAGCACCTGGCTACGGCAAGGGTCCTAAGAAGAAGGCACTCTCTCCAAAGCAGAAGAAGATTGCAGGTGCAGCAGCACCAGCAGACAAAATTGATGGCAAGGACTTCAAGGCTCTCAAGGCAAAGAAGAAGAAGTAATGTGTGCTTCATGCGGGTGCAAGTGCACCAAGACTAAGGCAATGAAAGGCTGCAAGTGCCAGTGCAATACTTGCAAAGCAGCCCGTTCAGGAAAGGGCAAGTAATGGCACGTATGCCCTACAACGAGAAGAACGACAAGAAGCAGGATGCCAAGACCACTAAAGGTCTTGACAAAGAGCAGAAAGCCAAGTTTGAAAAGATGGACAAGGCTCATGGCAAGAAAAACAAGCCAGAGTCTCAGACCGCTGACCGTAAAATCGACGAACGAATCGTTAAGAAGATTAAGTCCCAGGAGAAGCGTCATGAAGCCCGTGAGGGTAAGAAGGGCGAAAAGGCCGAGGACAAGCGAGAGCGTAAGTCCAAAAAGAAGTAATGAGTTAAGCCCCCGTATTTATTGCGGGGGCTTTATTCTTTAAGCAGTAACTGACATGCGGTCTTTTACTGCTTTATTTGCTGATTGTTTTGCCTAGCCCTAGGGGGTCTTGCCCATGTCTACACCATGGTACGAGCAGATTGCGGATATTCATTCTGCCCATGAGCGTGATGAATTCGTCAAGGGAATGTACGGTCTTCGACCAAATAGTCAGCACACTTTCTTAGTTGGATTGCTTGCTGGATATTTCGGAACCAAGTACGCAACCAAGGCGATGAAGAAGTCACGTTATGAAGACCGTTGATTTTCGCCAGGTATTACATCAAGCAGCACGTGACACAGCGGAGGTAATGACCGCTCAACTCCGTAGTGAGTGCATGGCAAGTGGATGGCCTCCACAGGTTGCCAACCGCATGAGTGTTAAGTACACAGGCAACAAGTTAGTTGTTGACATTCCTGAGTCCATAAAAAGCGAAGCCGATAATCTTGAGTACGGAAGCCCTTCTGTACAACTTACTGCTGCTATCCGTCGTTTTGGAAATCGTCCAGAAATGGGTGAAGCATTTCTTCTTAAGCGTGCTACACAACTGATGAAGGGCAAACTATGACACTAGGCCCATTGTTTCTTGCAGAAGATGCTGCCCTAAAAGAGTTAGTCAAGGGCATTGTGGTCACTGACCAAAAAGCAAATGCTGAAGGCATGAACCGTCCTGTCAAGGTGTGGTTTGGAATGCCTGACCAAGAACTTCGCAATCAAGATTACCCATACATCACAATCGACATGATTGATGTTGCTGAAGACCGTGCTCGTGCAACTCGTGGATTCCTAGATGGAACAGGTAATAGCGCATACCTTCGCCCATCTACTGCAACTCCTAGTAAAGGAATGAAGATAGACACACCCATTCCAATCTACATTGATTACCAAATAACCACGTATGCTCGTAACCCACGGCATGACCGACAGATTTTGAGTGACCTCTTGTTTACAAGACTTCCACTCAGGTTTGGCTCTTTGCTTCCAGCAGACGACACGGTTCGTCGCTTGGATGTACTAGATGTAGCCAAACGCGACACAGTTGAACAAGCAAAGCGTTTGTTCATCAATGCAATAACAGTGCGTATCTCAAGTGAGATGCCACTTACCCAATATAAAGAACTCTACAAGGTGCAAAAAGTTATCACTTCTGGACCTCCTCTAGTTCGTCGTGGAGACGAATTTGTGGGTGTCGATACGTTCACAATTACGCAACAAACAGGTCAAAACTAAGAACTAGGTTAGGAGAAAAAACATGGCAGTTTACAAACGCCCAGGCATTTACGTAAGTGAACGTCTGTTAACTGCACCTATTGCTGCAGTTGGTACTTCTACCGCAGCAGGAGCAGTCGCTGCTCCTTTTGCAAGTGGACCAACGACCGCAACATTGGTGTCATCTTGGTACGAGTTTTCCAAGATTTTTGGAGGCTATAACGCCTCTTTCCCAGCAACCTTCGAGGTTGCAGCGTTCTTCCAAAATGGTGGACGCGAACTATATGTAAAGCGTGTAATTGCAGCAGATGCAGTTGCAGCAGTTGTTTCAGTCGGTCGTGCTTCTGGTTCAGGACTTACCATCGACGTAACAGCAAAAGACAAGGGTGCAGACGGAAACAACCTTCGTGTTAAGTTGGCTGCAGGTAGTGCAGGGTCAGGTTATTACGACTTCTATGTTTACAGAGAAGGCGTAGCAGGAACAGGCTCTGACATCACTAACGACGTTCTTCTTGAGTCATACGAAAACGTTGTAACAAACAACGCTTCTTCAACTGACTACATCGAAACTGTTGTAAACATGGTGTCACAATATGTAACAGTTGACGTTACAGACCTTGTAAACGCTCCAAACGTAACTGCTGTTTACCCACTTACAGGTGGTTCAAACGGTTCAGCAGTTGCACTTTCAGATTACCAAGAAGCAACAAACGGTGTTGTGGCTGCATTTAGCACCATCGACCGTCCTTTGGTTGTGTTCTTGCCAGCACTTGACGTAATTGTTGGCGCAAATAACGCTAACACTTTCTACGTCGATATGATTGGTTGGGCTGCTAACGATGGAAAGCATTACGTTGTTGCAGGAACCCCAGCAGACCGTACTGTTACCCAGGCTCTAGCGGTTGCAACAGCACTTGCTGGTTCAAGTCATGGTGCGGTTTATTACCCACACTATTTCATTACTGACCCAGTTGGTCGTTCTTCAAGTTCAATCCGTAAGGTTGGTCCTTCAGGAGCGGTTGCTGGTATCTATATGAATACTGATGCAACAACTGGCCCATTCAAGGCTCCAGCAGGTATCGGTACAACTGTTCAAGGAGCAATTGCTCTTGAGAAGCAGTTTACTTCTGCAGAACTTGATAGCCTAAACGGAGCGTCTGCTCCAGTAAATGCTATCCGTCAAATTCCAGGTGCAGGTATCTCAGTAATGGGTGCTCGTACATTGAAGCAAGATGGAACTGCAAACAAGTATGTAAACATGCGTCGTTCACTTATCTACGTACGTAAGAAGATGAATGACCTCACTCAATTTGCACTGTTTGAGAACAACGATGAGAAGTTGTGGGAACGCCTTAACACTGTCCTCGTCTCATTCTTAAATGAATACCGCAATCAAGGCGGTCTTCGTGGTGCAACCCCAGCAGATTCCTTCTATGTAAAGGTAGATGCTGAAAACAACCCAGACAATCTGATTGCTCAAGGTGAAGTCCACATTGAAGTTGGTGTTGCTCTGCAATACCCAGCCGAATTCGTAGTCATCACTCTAAGCCAGAAGACAGTAAACTAAGAAAGAAGGCATAAATGGCTGACATCGTTTATCAGAATCGGTCAACTCTTGCGACTGACCCGATTCGTAATTTTCGGTTCCTTGTCTCGTTTGCTGCAACCGATACAACAAGCAGTGAAATTGGCGTTGCAGCAACTCTTGGTTTTACTTCTGTATCAGGCTTGGCAGTGACAACAGACTCGATTCCTTACCGTGAAGGTGGCTTCAACACTACCGTTCACCAAATCCCAGGACAGACATCCTTCCAGCCAATCACATTGCAAAATGGTGTGGTTATTGGAAACCGTCAAAAATGGGACTGGATGCGTAATCTCTTTGCAACCGTGCAAGGTGGAGCACAGCGTAGTCTTACAGGTGGATTCCGTTGCGATATGACTATCAAGGTTCTTGCACATCCAATTCCACTACTTTCTGCTTCGGAAAAAGCAGGTACAGCAGATGTTGCAATGCAGTTCCAGGTCTATAACGCATGGCCTACTGCTGTGGCATACTCTGACCTAAATGCTGGAGATAACTCTCTATTCGTAGAGCAGATGACTCTAGTTCATGAAGGATTTGATGCTTCATGGGCAACATTTGGTGCAGATGGTAAGACATTCACACCTGCTCCATCAATTGGTGGTTCAGGAGCAGCAAAATCTGCTGCTACTGGTGGAACAGTTCAGTAATAACTAAAGAATAGGAACATAACTTGAGTACTAAAACAGAAACAACTGTTAAAGCGGCTGACAATCCCGACCTGATTAATAGCATGGTTGCACAGGCTTTGGCTAACGAAAAAGCGGAAGTCAAACCAGTCACCATCATGCCTCCTTCTGACACTGTAGTGACCCTCCCTGGCGGATACGTAACATTCGCTGGGGAGGTTGTCAGGGAGGTTGAAGTTCGTGAACTTAACGGTAAGGATGAAGAAGCAATTACCCGCTCTACTAGCGTAGGAAAGGCATTGCTTTTAATCCTTAACCGTGGAGTTGTCCGTATTGGAGAGGAGAAGGCTACGGAGACTATGCTTGATTCACTTCTTGCTGGTGACCGTGACTACCTAATGATTGCTATTTACAAGGCAACTTTCGGTAACGAAGCGATTCTCCAAGGAATTTGCGGTGAATGTAACGAGATTAAGGATGTAAAGATTAACCTTGACTCTGACATCAAAGTTCGTCCAATGGCAAATTCAAGCGAACGTAAGTTTGTAGTTGACTGCAAGGTTGGGCCTGTAGAGATTAATCTCCCGACGGGACATACCCAAAAAGACTTGGTGAATAACGCTGATAAAACAGTGGCAGAACTTACCACTATTTTGTTAGAGAACTGCGTAGACACCATTGATGGTGTAGACGTTCTAGGTAAAGCACAAGTTCAAAATCTTGGAATCAGTGACCGACAGGTTATTGCTGCCGAGATTAACAAAAGAAACTTTGGACCACTGTTCAATGATGTTACAGTCGCATGTCCTGACTGTGAAAGCGAGGTAACCGTTCCCGTTAATCTGGGCACGTTATTTCGTTTCTAGTACAACGGACTACTCATCTTTGATGGCTGAATATCTGGCATTGTCAGACCGTCATCAAGGTTGGACTCTTACTGAGATTAAATCCTTATCAGTAAGAGAACGTCGAAATTGGATTGAACTGGTTCGAGAAGGCTATTAGGAGATGACAAGTGGCAGGTGAAATCAACGACTCATTGGGTCAAACCAATAAGGAGTTAGATGACATTGTAAAAAAACTTGCGGGTATCGAAAAGTCGTTAAAATCTATCGGCTCTGGTGCTGGCAAGTTGCCTGGTGCTGTCCGTGGGGCAACAGGTGGTGGTGGAGAGCGTGGTTTAACCAAGGGCTCTACCTCAATGATGCCTCAAATGGAGAAGGTTTCTTTCTCCGAAAACGTTGACGAAGACATTATTCGTCGCAGCAAAGATACCTATAGCCGTCTTGGATTAGGTAAGTTCACAACAAACGATAAATCCTTGGGTGTTGGTCAAGGTTTAGCCCAAGCAGCCCTAGGTGTTGCTGCTGGCGGACTCATGGCAACACCGTCTATGACATCTGTCTTAGCAAGTTCTGCAAATTACTTTGGTGCATCTTTGCGTTCAAGTGGTTTGGGTTATCAGCAAATTACTTCCATGACTATGAAAGGTCTTGGAAATCTAGGTATTACTAGCGAGCAATCTCCAGCAGCAACAGCAGCAATACTTGCTGCTCGTGGTGTTATGCCAGGGTCTTCTCAATACAATACCTTGCTTCGTGAAATTGGCGGTGCTGCTCGTGGCTATAACATGGCTAACGAAAATACAGCCGTTGCTCTTTCTGGTTTAACACAAGGTCCTATGAGTGCTCGTTTGTATGGTGCGGGTATTAGCACATACAACCAAGCAACTGGTCAGTTCCGTGGTGGAAATGAGGTGTTCCAGCAATTGTACGACCGCATGACTATGGGTCGACCAAAAGCATCTTTGCAGCAAACTATGAACAGTATTCAAGGCGGATTCATTCAGCAGACCGCTGCAGATTTAGGAATGTCAGAAGACCAAAAGCAATTGTTCTATCAGTTCATGATTCAAAAGGCTGGTGGCAAAGAGTCTGACATGGCAAAACTTGGGGTGAGCGGAAACCCTCTTGACTCTCAAAAACGCATTGTTCAATCTGATGTTGAAACTTTAAATGCTTATGTAAAGCCAATGCTTAAGGGTATGGAAAATGCTGCAGACATTGTTGAAGCATTTAATCGTGGGCTCCAAAGCATGGCAGACCAACTTGGTTATGTAGCGGGTCTCATGGGAGGTATGGGTCAAAGTCGTGCAGGTGGTGGTATTGGTGCTGCTGTAGGAGGAATTCTTGGCGGTTTAAAAACTGCAGGTACTTCAATTCTTGGCGGTATGTTTGGTGCAAATTACGCAAAGACTGGCAGTGTAAAAGGCGCATTAGGAGCCACAGCAAAAGGCGTTGGTAAATTTGGTTTAAAGGCTATCCCAGGACTTGGTGCACTTGCTTCAGGTGCTTTTGGATTTTTTGATGGTAAAGGTGGGGGCGGAATTGATATTGGAGCACTTCTAACATCAATCCTTTCTGGTGCAACAGTTGGTGGAATTGCTGGTGCACCTGCTGCTGGAATTGGCGCAGTTCCAGGAGCCCTTATTGGAGGCGTTACTGGTGCAACTACCTACCTTGGCGGTTATTACTTAGGCGGTAAAGGTGGAGCAAACACCACACCAATGGGCGGTTCTTTTGGTGCTAACAATGCTTCTGGCTCTAACGCAATCTCTCCAATTATGGGCGGTGTTGTAGGAACCCCTTACGGTGCTAAAGGAAAGATGTGGAAAGGTTCTCACAGCGGTGATGACTACCCAACTCCTGTAGGCACTCCTGTTGTTGCAGCAATGGATGGTGTTGTTTACAACGACAACCCTAGTCAGGAATACGGAAAGACTGTTCAACTAGACCATGGAAATGGCTATCAAACTTTGTACGGTCACCTTTCAGAGGTTTTGGTTTCTGTTGGTCAGACTGTTAAAAAGGGACAAACAATTGCTAAGTCTGGTGATACAGGAAACGTTGATGGCCCTCACTTGCACTTTGAAGTTCGCCGTGGAAAGAACAACCCAGTTAACCCTAAAGAACTTATTGGTAACTCAAGTATTGGCACTGACTTAGTTGGAGGAGCAGCCTTACAACTAGAAACAGAAGGGCTAAAGAGTTCTGAAGTACAACTATCTAAGTTGTTTGGTTCTGGAACAACTAACGCTCTGCTTAAATCAGGTGTAATGGTTGGCGGTTCTGGCTCTGTAGGGTCAGCAAGTGCTGGCGGTACTGCTAAAACAGTTCTAGCAACAGGTAGTGAAAAAGAGTGGGCAACAACCCTACTACAAAAAATGGGTGCACCTGTTACAGAAGGTTCTATTGCTGCACTTACAACATGGGCACGTCACGAAGGCGGTCACTGGAAGAACAGCGCAAATTACAACCCACTAAACACAACCCTTGACATGAGCAAC